CTAACTTAGAAGGTGTTCCTCTTCTTTCTATCTCCCATGTGATACCATCAAGGACAACTGGTTCGTAGAAATCTTCCCAATGTGCAATAACTAGCCTTACATCCCTATCATTTGCCAGAACTAATTCATCAGCCAAGTTTTAACACCTGCCCTTTGTAAATTGTGTATTTAGGTACTTTTTTACCCTTGTTAGCTTTATCCATCATTGTTTTATTTAACTCATATACTTTCTTATATAATGAACCATTACCAAGTTGCTTCTGGCAGATTGACCAAAGGCTATCCCCTGCTTTTACTGTATATGTTTTACCATTTGGCTTATTGGATGAATCTGGTCTAAATTCTTTTGGTTTCATGACTGGAGTGGGAGTCCTACCATAGTTTGTCTTTTCAGGAGTTGCAGGAACTAATTTTTTAGTTGAGTAATCTCTATATTGCTTTAACTTTATTGCAACTTTAACATCTGAACCATTGTCTGCATCTTCTACTATGTTATATTCTTCTAATGACACTTTCATATTAGTGTTAAATAGTACTTTTCCACCCATTTCCCTCGATACAATAAATTGAAATGGCTTACAATCAGTTTTTAGTAATTCTAGCTTACTTAAAAAGAATTGAACATCCCTAAAAGTTCCACGATAAAAAGGTAATTTATTATGTGTAAACTCTGCTTCAAAACTTATTTCAGATAGCCCTTCTTTTTTTAATATGTTTACTTCTCCAGTATTTATCAAATCAACTGTCTTATTTTTATTTGTAACTTTAATCTCTAACTTTGGTGGAGGTATTGGTAATTGTACTCCATCTAAATAAAAATCATAAGCCACGATTACACCTCCTCTCTAAACTATTCCCTCAGCAGATACAACCATAGCATCATTCAGTTTTTCTGTTAGTACATTAACTATACCATCCACATCTGCATCTTTACTTATGTTATTAGTGTTGTTCATGTCAATTTTTATATTTACCCCTGTGAATCGGTTTATTGTTTCTTGCTCTGCAATGTCTCTAAGATATTTTAAGTCCTCTTGACTTTTATCCATAGTCTTTGCCATTTTTGCAGTATTGCCTGCTGTGTCCTTTGCTCCTTTTGCTGCGTCACTCAAAGGTGAATTTAATCCAGCTGAACCCAATCCATCACCAAGTCCGTATTTTTTATCCCAAAGGTCATCTAGACCTAAATCTTTTTTTGCTTTTTCGGCTATCTTGCTAATGTCAAAAGTATCTTTAAATTTGTTTTGTAATTGATGTCCTACGTCATATCCTTTTATAAATTCTGACTTTAAATTTTTGTACTCTACTAATTCTGGTTTCCATGCTTTAGGCTCAGGCGGTTTTTGAATGGGTTTAAATGTTGTTTTTGTACCAATTACAGTATTTACTTTTTGAAATTCTTTCATTTGTGGTAAATCAATTCCTGGAATTTTATTAATCTGTTGTACTAACCAATTCAATCCTTTTACAGCTATATTAACAGCTTTTATAATACCATTTGCTAGATTGGTAGCAAATTTATCAAAAGCTTTGTCTAAATTAACACCTGCCTTGAGTCCTGCATTAGCCATATCAATAAAGAAACATTGCACTGCATATAATCCAGTTCTAAAGATATTTGCTATTTCAACCACACAGATATTTATAGCATTTACTATCCCTACAATTACGTTGTAAACAACTGCACATAACCAATACCAAGCTCCAACTATAAGACTGATTGCAGAAATACTTGTGCCTGCAAAGTGATTGTAAACTGCTACTAATATAAATACAGCAGATATTACTGCAATTATACCTAAAACTATCCAAAAAATGGGACATGCATATATAGCAGCATTAAATCCCCATTGTTCAGCTTTGCCTATCGCTAAAGCTCTAGCTGTTCCTAAAATTCCTCTTTGTCTAATAACTTCAGATGTCCACGACATCCAATTTGCTACAGTTCCAGCTATAGTAACTGCTTGCATAATACCAAGAGCTATTATATAGGTACTAATAGCTGAAACTACACCTAAAATTATAGGTGAAATTATACTCCAATTTCGCGAAAATACATTAGCAACACTAAGTGCTTGTGTTATTATCCAACCTAGCCCTTGTACAACTAAACTAGTTCCAACAATCATCACATTAAAAAAATTCTGAAAAGCTGGACTACTCAGTAAATTAATAAATCCACTAAATACATTAAACCCAACTGCTCCAAGTACATATAATGAGTCTTTAACATCAGTTATGAAAGTTCGAAATCCCCTGCTTGAAACTGTGTCCTCAATTTTCTTCTGTATAGCTCCAAATACCATAACTGCATTATTTTTTACACTAGTAAAGATTTGACCTAGCGTATAAGGCATCTTCTCGAACTCTGCATTAGTCTGCTCTGCTGCTGCAAGTAATGAGTTTTTTACAATATCTGCTGTTAACATTCCCTCTGATGCCATTCCTCTTATTTTTCCTATGTCCACGTCCAAATAATCTGCAATCGATTGGATGATGTTAGGTGCTGACTCAAACACAGCATTCAGTTCCTCACCTCTTAATACACCAGAACTCAACCCTTGGGTTAGCTGTAACAATGCCGAATTCATTTCCTCAGTACTTGCTCCAGCAATTACGAACTTTTTATTTAGTTGCTCTGCAAAACCTACAATTTCTTTTGTACTGCTAAACGCCTTACCTGCGTTCATGCCTATTCGTGAAACTATTTTTGCAGTATCTAAGTAAGATGCACGAGACCTTTCAGCAGATTGGAAAATCATCTTATTTAATCCTCCATCTGAGAGTTGACCATCATTTATCATACTAAGTCTCGCGTTAGTACTTGTCATCTGGTCGCTTAAATTTCCTAGACCTCCTAACGTTCTTATACCTAAGTAGGTTGCTGCTAGCTTCTTTGCACTTCCAACTAATCTATCTGTAGAACTTGCACCCTTATTTATATCCTCATTAAGCCTTCGCTGTTGATTATCTGATTCTCTTATTTGTTGTTCTAGTCTATCAAAGCCAGCTTCTGCACGTGCTAGTTCTTCTCTAGCTGTTCTAATACTATTAGCATCTATAGCATTGCTAGATGTTCTTTGTAATTGCTCGAATGAACTTAATACAATATTCATAGCATTAGTCATGTGTCTAAAAGCAGGTGTCATTCCGTCGAAAATTCGGATAGATGTTTGTATAGTTGCCATTTTTCTGCTCTCCTTTCTGTTAATTTAGATAATAAAAACACTTACTAATTTAGTAAGTGTTTTTATTATGAATACATCTATTTTTTGCCTGCCCAAAATTGCTTGCCACAGTTCAAACATGTTACTCTAACTTTCTTTGCTCCTAAATTTCCAGCTACTAAACCTATTCCACCAGTTAAACTCGCTCCTACTACTGCTTTTCCTATACCAAAACCCTTTTTTTGAGCTGTCAAGGATGTTGAACCACACTTAGGACAACAAGCAACTGATTCTTGTTGAGCTTTTTCAATATTATTTTTTCTATTTTGATTGTTTGTTATTTTTTCCTTTTCTGAATTACTCATAGTATCATCAATAAAGTTGTTTTTTAACTCTTCAAAGGAAGAATCCACTATTTTTTTTGCTTCCTTTATATTCAAACCGCTTATTTCCATTACATTTTTTATTGCATTTACTTTTTCTTTTCTATATTTTCTATAAATCTCAGTCATATTTACTTCTATTCCATTAGCATCAATGATTAAATCATTTGATTTAATATTATTATCTTCAATAATCTCATTTTCTACAGCAGCCCCACAATTCGAACAAAACTTGCCTATACCTGTGATTTCTGCACCACAATTTGAGCAAAACATAATAATTCCCCCCTGTACAATATTTTTATAAATATTATACTATATCCATAAAAATTTTTACATTATAGTTTGACTCCAAAACCCATTTTAAGACCTGTAATTTTAGATAATTTCTTAAATGTGGTGCAGTGATAAATATCTACAACATGGATTATCTTCTCTTTTTATCACTTCATCATTTTTTTGAACATATACACTTTAATATGTCTAGTGATACAATATAAATCTTTTTCTGTAAGTTCTATATCTTTATTCATTTAATCCCTGCCTACCTTCTCCTTCCTCTCTTTTTCTCTCTTTCAGATTCTTTCATTGCTTCCTCTTCATCCTCTATCTTAACAAGTATTGAGGCGGCTGCTAATGCTCTCTCATTAACTTCTAAATTCATATATTCACTAGGTTTCCACTTTAATTTTTGGATACAATAATGAGTGATGCTAGCATCAAAATCACCGCCCCTAATTAGTTTTTTGCTTCTTCTACTTTATCTTCAAATGTTGTATCAAATCCATTAACTTCGTTAACTTTTACTGTATAATTTACATACTCACCTGCTGTAAGCATTGTTTTTAATAACTGAGCTTCTCCCATCACTCCATAACTATTTTGGAGTTCGGCATCCTTTAAATCTGGAAATACTGTAGATGCTACACATAACTCTGCTACATAACTATTGTAGTCAATTTCACTTGTGAATTGACCTGTTGGCTTCCCATTATTGCCAATCACTTTCACTCTTTTGGTACAGTTTCTTCTTAATACTTCATCTTCCTCAGAAGATAAAACTCTTAATTCCCATTCAACTGGCTTTCCTCCTTCGTCTAAAAATCTATCGCTTGCCACATACATTACATTCTCATTTTTTATTGCATTTTGACTTAAAAAAGCACTTAAATTACTCATTTCTTAATTCTCCTTTTATTTTAATTTTTACATAAAAAACACACATCTATAATTTATAAATGTGTATTCTATATCATACCTAATAAAATTTTAAATTCTTCTGGCATATCCCAATCATCAAAAGTAAAATCTATATCCTCATCTAAATATTCACTATCTGCATCAAATTTAGCTAATGTAACCTCATCCATATTGCAATCTTTTAATATAATAGTTTGACGACCTACTGAACTTGTTGGGTCTTCATTAGTAATTTGCATATCGAAATATATATCTTCTCCAGTTTCCTTATATCTAAGCATAAGTTTTCTAAAGATAGAAGTATTATAATGAACAGTTGCACTTCCTGTGCCTTCCCATCCAGTAGTTTTGTTTCCTTTTCCTGTTTGCCCTAAAATTGGTATCTTACTTTTATTCTTCTTAAATTTAGCCTCTACCTTGATACACTGCATAAGAAGGTATCTTTTACCTTCAATGGTAACATAGCATTCTGCCAAAGATGCACTTATTGCATCTTTTGACTTCATAGTAATATTTTTAGCCATTCTAATATTCTCCTTCCTAATTAACTAACTGAAACAGTCATATAAAGCTTACTCATAGCATTTATAACCTTAACCGCATCACTCACTATAACTGTTTTCTTGTCATTTCCAAGCTCCACACTAACATCATCAGTTTTAAAATCTTCTATTGCCCTTATATTCTCTAATTCTTTATGGTGTTTAACAACATCATTCCAGAAACTTATTCTTCCTGCCTTATCATTCGGAACTTTACCTAAATACTTTTCATTAAATAAAGTTGCAATATCATTAGCAATTTGGTCAAGTACTCTAACACTTTGGTTACTTGAAAAATCGTCATTTTTATCATCTGTA